ATACTTGTTTAATGTATTGAAAATTCTATTGATGTGTTTATGATCGAACCCAAGTTTTTTCATCTGTAATCGTTTCATTTTTCGTTAAGAAATTTGTCAAGCTGGCGATTACGTAGTCCTTCTGGACGCCAAGCTTATTTATGAACCGAATTGGATTATAACTGGATTATATGGCATTAGTCTTAGTTGTAATTGTTCTTTAACATTTCGATTCCGGTGAACCCCGGAATTTGTTCAGGCCTTCTGGCCACCTCAAACGCTTGCACTCATGCATACAGAAGCGTTTTTAAAATATGTCTGTACGATGTAATACTGTAATTACAGAACTTATCAAATAAGGAAGAACCTATATTGATATTTCATCTCGTTGTAATGCTTAGCGCTTGCAATAAGAGCCCCCTCGTTTATACGGCTGAAAATAGTATAAACCTAGTTTAATATCACGCTAAGATCCTGTGATATTCTTAGGTAACCTATCTTATGATATGGGGACCGACCCTTAGACAAGACTCATTAGTCGGCGTATTGTCTAAACTTATAGTTAGGAAGTAATGACCCTAATTTCACTTGAGAATTCTTGTTGGAAAACTATTAAGTTAAACCTTTACCAACCGATGTACTTAGTGTAGCGCCTCTGCCTGCGGCGAATAATACATGCTTAAAGTACGTAAGTAAGTTCATCCTCTTAACTGAGTGGTGAAGCAAAGCTTTTGTGTCGAAGCACAATTGGATTACCAATTTTGCGGGCTTTCGCGAATTGGTTCCTCTGTGCTTGTCGCTTTCAAATTTTATGAAAATGTCAAGCCAAGGAACTTTAGTCGCACCTAAAAATAGAATTGTAAATAATAATAATGAAGTTTACAATTGCTCTACGGAGAAAATTTATTCATCTATTACCCCCCCTTCCGACTCTACTCAGAGTCCTTATACCCCTCAATCTGAAATCTTTGATGCAAAAGATGCACGTAAACAAAAATTCAATAAGAATAAACGTGCTTGCAGAAAAGAAAAATTGAAAGATTTGAGGAAGAACGGAAATCAACATTATGTTCCTAAGAACCCTTTAAAAAAGAGTCCTACTACCCAGAACCTTGTTGAATATGTTCATCAATCCCTAATTGAGAAAATTTATCCTGCTAGTATTATCGATCTAGCAAAAGATAAATTAATTTCTATGAACGCCGAATCTCATACTACCAAACTTATGGAAGTTTTGGAAGTTGTTGGAGCTTTAGCTGTCACATTACCTGCAATGAAAACCCCAGCTCAAGTTGCTGCTCAAATTGTTTTATCTTTAAGAGCATTAACTACTGGAAGCCTTTGTGAGCAACTTATGGCTCAAGAGGACACTATGAAATGGTGCAAAGAATTATTTGGATATAATATTTTTGAACCACAAGCAGGAATTTTTGGAAATAATGTGCCTTCTAATGCTAATTGGCTTAGTAAAATCCCAGATTTACGTGAAAATTGGGATGCTGTACGAAATGCACCTATGTTTGGTAAAATTTCATCTCTTATTTCTGTAGCAGCCTCTATTGGTTTATGCTCAGTTACTAACCTTAAATGGTCTGTGCAAGGAGTTGATTTATTCAGAGTAGGTACTATTTCTAAACATAAAACAGCCATCGATTTAGTAGGTGCAGTCTTAGATACTGTTGTTTATTTTATTGAAGGTGGTTATGAATGTTTTAAACAAAAATCCTTTAGTCCACTATTTTTCTCTAATAATGATAGCAAAGCTTTGGATGATTTATATTTTCCTTTATTGGAATTACATGAACATGCTATGGTCTTTAATCTTCATGAGAAGAAAGTTACTATTAAAAAGGAACTTAAATCTATCAGTGATATCGAATATAGTCAATTACTTGATGAGGCTTTAGAATTGGCCGAGAGGCTTTTTAAATCTGCTAAAGGTACTTGGCAACAAGGGTATTTAGAAAAACGTATTGATGTTTTACGAAAGAATCGTGCCGCATATCATGCTAAACGAATTGACGGATCTATGCGTTTTGCTCCTTTTACAGTTTATGTTTGGGGAGATTCTGGTCGAGGTAAGACCACTATTGCTCAAGTTGTAATGGCTGATTGTTTAGCAGCTGCAGGAGTTGATCCTGATACTAAAAACACTGCTATTATTAAAGAATCTGATAAGTTTGATTCCACATTGAAAGGACATACTACAGGTATCTTTTTTGATGATTTAGGAAATACCAAATCTGATTTTTTAGATAAGGCTCCTACCGAACGTATTATTGATATCAACAACAATATGATTACTTATGCAAATAAAGCTGACCTTCATGAGAAAGGAAAAATTGAAATCAGACCACGTGTATTTGTTATTACTTCAAATGCTCCTTTGGCAAAACATGCTAATACTGGTTCTATTTGTCCATACTCTATTGTCCGACGTGCCGATGTGCATTTGGAAGTAACAGTCAAAGATAAATTTGCTCTTGAAGATGGACGTCTTGATAGTAGCAAAGCTTTGGAGAGTTTTCCTGGAGATTCATTAGTTAATGATATTTGGGATATCCAAATATATACACCTTTAGAGAAAAAACAAGGTGGAGATAGTTCCCATTTACGCCATGTTGATGGTGTTTTACAATCCAACCCTCGTTCTATTGACCAAGCTCTCATATTTCTTACAACAAAATGCAAACAACATTTTGAAAATCAACGACGATTAATTAAGAAAGGAGAAGGCTTGGTCGCTTCTCGTAGATATTGCTCTACTTGTAATTTGGCTCACACATTTTGTAAGTGTGAAGTTATTACTGAGCACCAATCATCTTTGGAAGAATCTTTTGATTTTATTAAAGATCAGTTTGAATCTATGGGAGCACGTACATCTAATGCTTTAGGCAATTTACCTACATGGTTATTTACTAACAAATTGATCACGCGAACTTATTTATTATGTAATGCTCGTGGATTTCTTGTTTTCGAAAGAAAAGTAAGAAACGG